ACCATGGCCATCTCGGCCTATGGTGAGAGCCGTGAAGACGAGCTGGACGACCTGCGCTTCATGGCAGGCTCGCCTGACAACCAGTGGCAGTGGCCAGCCGACGTGCTGGCCACCCGCGGTTCCGTGCAGGGCCAGACCATCAACGCGCGTCCGTGCCTGACCATCAACAAGCTGCCGCAGCACGTTCGGCAGGTCACCAACCAGCAGCGGCAGAACCGCCCGTCTGGCAAGGTGATCCCGGCTGACGACAACGCTGACGTGGCCGTGGCCGAGGTGTTCGACGGCATCATCCGGCACATTGAGTACATGTCCGACGCCGACGTGGCCTACGACACTGCCTGCGACAACCAGGTGACCTACGGCGAGGGCTACGTCCGCATCCTGACGGAGTACGCCCGCGAGGACAGCTTCGATCAGGACCTGCGCATCGGGCGCATTCGCAACGCCTTCAGCGTCTACATGGACCCAACGATCCAGGACCCGTGCGGCTCCGACGCCCAGTGGTGCTTCATCACCGAGGACATCGTCAAGGCCGACTATGAGCGCATGTTCCCTGATGCGGCGCCCATCTCGTCCATCCTGACCCGTGGCATTGGCGACCAGTCGCTCTCCATGTGGCTGTCGGAGAACACCATCCGCATCGCGGAGTACTTCTACATCGACCACAAGAAGGCGACGCTGCACCTCTATCCGGGCAACGTCACGGCCTTCAAGGGGACGCCGCAGGATCAGAACCTTGCGACCATGTTCGGCAAGCCGCTGCGCACCCGCGTCGTGGACCGCCGCCGCGTCATGTGGCTCAAGACCAACGGCTACGAGATACTCGAAGAGCGCGAGTGGGCGGGCAAGTACATCCCCGTCGTCCGCGTCGTCGGCAACGAGTTTGAGGTCGATGGCCGCCTTTACGTCTCCGGCCTTGTGCGCAACGCCAAGGACGCGCAGCGCATGTACAACTATTGGGTCAGTCAGGAGGCCGAAATGCTGGCTCTGGCCCCCAAGGCGCCCTTCATTGGCTATGGCGGCCAGTTTGAAGGCTACGAGATGCAGTGGAAGACGGCCAACACCAACAACTGGCCGTACCTCGAAGTGAACCCGGATGTGACAGACGGCGCGGGCAATGTCCTGCCTCTCCCGCAGCGTGCTCAGCCGCCGCTGGCACAGACGGGCCTGATACAGGCCAAGATGGGCGCGGCCGAGGACATCAAGGCCACCACGGGCCAGTACAACGCCTCGCTGGGCCAGCAGGGCAACGAGCGCTCCGGCAGGGCCATCCTCGCCCGCGTGCAGGAGGGCGACACCGGCACCTACCACTTCGTGGACAACCTCGGCCGCGCCATCCGGCACGTCACACGCCAGCTTGTGGACTTGATCCCGAAGATTTACGACACCGAGCGCATTGCCCGCATCATCGGCGTGGACGGTGAGGTCGGCATGGCCAAGATCAACCCGATGCAGCCCGAGCCGGTCAAGAAGATCTACGACCAGATGGGTAACGTGATCGAGAAGATTTACAACCCGTCTGTCGGTCAGTACGACGTCGTTATCACGACTGGCCCGAGCTATCTGACCAAGCGCCAGGAGGCCGTCGAGGCCATGGCCAACATCCTTCAGACCAGCCCGCAGCTTTGGCAGGTGGCAGGCGACCTGTTCATCAAGAACATGGACTGGCCAGGTGCGCAGGAGATGGCGGCCCGCTTCAAGAAGATCGTCGACCCGAAGGTGCTGGCGGAAGACGACAAGTCGCCGGAACTCCAATCGGCTGAACAGATGGTCGAGGCGCTCACGCAGCAGTTGAACGAAACCATGGGTATGGTCGAGAACATCCAGAACTCGATGGAGGCCCAAGAGCTTCAGATCAAGGCATACGACGCCGAGACGAAGCGGATCAGCGCCATGCAGCAGGCCATGACGCCTGAGCAAATCCAAGACATCGTCATGGGAACCATCGCGGCCGCGGTGGAGACGGGCGACATCTCGTCCGGTAAGCCCATGCTGCCGCAACCCTCTGAAATGCCCCGCGAGATGCCGCTGGGGCCTGAAATGCCCCCTGAAGGAGCACCTGTATGAGCAACTGCGACAAGTTTCTAGGGATGCTGTTTCTGGCGCGCGACGTGACCCACTCCGCGCACCTGAACACGCGGTCCTACGCCAAGCACAAGGCTTTGGGTAAGTTTTACGACGAAATCATTGAATTGTCTGACAAATTTGCCGAGATGTATCAGGGCAAGTATGGCCTGATTGGCCCTGTCGCGCTGATGTCAGCCGACAAGTCGAACAACGTGACCGAGTTCTTGGAGCGTCAGGCCGAGCAGATCATGAAGACGCGCTATGACATCGTGGACCGCGAGTGTACCCCGCTCCAGAACGTCATAGACGAGATTGTCGGTTTGTACTATACCACTCTCTACAAATTGAAGTTCCTTGCATAAGGACGCAACATGGTTGCTCTATCATCTTTAGGCGGTGCAGGCTGGCAATTTTTTGACGCTAACGGCGTTCCGTTAGCGGGCGGAAAACTATTCACTTATAAAGCTGGTACTACAACGCCCGCCGTTACTTATACCGATATTTTGGGCAATACCTCGAACCCCAATCCAATTATCTTGGATAGCGCTGGCCGCGTCAGTGGTCAAATCTGGCTGACAAATAGTGAATTCTATAAGTTTGTCCTGCAAACGTCCACTGGAACGCTCATTTGGACTAAAGATAATGTGCCTGGTATTGTAGCGGCGCCTGGACTCAATTCTGATGGTGTTGCGTATTTACCTCCCTATCCTGACGCAGTTACAAGTAATTATACGGTTCAAGATCGTCTTGGCCAAGTTATCTCGGTCGAGGACTTTGGCGCGGTAGGCGACGGCCTAACTGATGACACTGCCGCTATTCAAGCGGCTATTAATTACGCGCAAACTCTTAAGGCGTGGATTTATTTTCCGCCCAAAAAATTTGCGTATATGGTTACGGGGCTCACGATTGGGCAGACCGGCACTAACTATACATGTCATTTTATGGGTGGCGGCTTTGATACTTCAATGGCCGCTCAATCGGGGATTATAGGCCAGTTTGAAGCCCAATCTATGATAAAGCTCATAGATAACAGCAATACCAGTCTAATAACCGTTAATGAAGACGCGGCGCCGCCGCAGTTTTTTAACATAACATTGAATGGTAATTCGCCGTTCCAAACGGGAACAAGCTACTGTTTGTATCTCCCTGATGCAGCCGCAGCGCCGTACTATCGTTTTGCGGCGTGGATGCAAAATTGTCTTGTTACCCTTGGGCGTTCTGGCGGCATTTTTATCGGCTCTAATCGAGGGGCCGGATATTATGAGAACGTATGGGTGCAATACTGCGGCACCACAACGTCTGACGCAGCGATAAACGTGCGTTGTTTTGACCAACAATTTAAGAGTGTGCAGATTGGCCCAAACCCGGGCATAGGTATGTTTTTGGGCTTCGTAACGCAAATTCAGATTAGTGACTGCGTCATGTTTATGAACGCGGTTGGGCTGCAAATGGTCGCGAATTGCGGACATGTGCAAGTTGTTAACTCTGCTTTTGATAGTAGCGCCACATACGGATGTATTATCGCAGGCGGCGGCGCTGACGGCGGGCGTATTTTTAGTGGGTGTCATTGGCGGCGTAATTCAACTCTTGCAAACAACACCTATTCAGACCTTTTGGTTGACAGCGACAAGCTGTTAATTCTTGACGCGCCGGTTTTTGGCGGCAACGAAACAAACCCTAACCTTGTAAAATTCAATATAGATTTTGCTTCAACCACGCAAACACCGCTTGTTCGAGTGTCGGACGCTATCCATGAAAATGTTTCCGGCGGCAATACTTTTGTTACCGGTTTCACCAGTAACGACTCCTATCTGATGTTGGCAGGAACTATCGACTCGTTTATCGGTAAATTTGGCAGCGGCGGGTCTATGTCCGCGGTTTGCAACTCATTTGAAAAAATGCGTTGGGACGTAAGCGGCACAAAATGTCTTGACGCGCTATATTTTCCTAAAGACGACGGAACTATCCAAACTAATTCAGCCCATTATGCAGGGGCAGGCGCACCGAGTAACGCTAACGGAAACAATGGTGACTTCTATTTCCGCTCTGATGGCGGCAGCGGGTCTCGCATTTATTTTAAGACTGGCGGCGCTTGGGTCGCAATAGTGTGATGGAAGGTTAACCCATGCTTAAATCAACAAACAGCATCATCAACGTAGCGCAAATCTCTGGTGTTCTGCCAGTGATTAAAGGCGGGACTGGTGTCACTACGTCAACCGGCACTGGCGCGAACGTGCAGGCCACGCAGCCGCAATTCACCAACACGGTGGGTATAGGCACCGCCGCCGCTGTGTCTGGCTCTGGCGTATCTTTTCCCGCTGTCCAGTCAGCTTCGACTGATCCCAACACGCTGGATGATTACGAAGAGGGCCCGTGGTCGCCGGTTTTATCGTTTACCACACCGCCGACGACTCCGTTCACGATGGATGTGGTCAACGCGGCTTACACTAAAATTGGGCGCGTCGTTCATGTGCAGGCATTTTTCCGCACTGATAGTGTAGACCTCACTGGGGCCGCTGGCTTTTTGCTGGTTTCGGGACTTCCGTTCACTGCAAGTGGTTTTACGCCTGTGTATGTGAGCTCCGTCAGTAATTGGGTCACGGCACCTGATAGCGGTTATGTTGATAACGGATCGACGCGGATATTCTTGCTTTCCCGTGCAGCCAGCAATGGTTCAACCAGTCTTATGGGTACGGGAACCGTTACGGCAGGCGCTACGGCGGATCAAAACTCAATTATGATCGCGGCGACCTATTTTGTCTAGCTGAAGCTTATCAATTTCAAAATCTACTGGAAGGTGTTAACTATGTCATACACATCTGCTTTTATTCAAAATGGCGCGACCACGCGTATTACGGCTGCGGTGACAGCGCCTAGCGCCGTTCAAGTTCCCGCCGATTTTACGGTCGGTTCGCGCCCTCGCAACCAATACCGCGTAGTGAACGCCGGTACCGAAGTAGCGTTTTTGGGTGCTGGCGCGACAGCAGTTGCTGCTGCCGCAAATTCGGCCGTAGCTAACCCTACTTCTAACGGCATCCCTCTTTTGCCGGGCGCGACGGAAGTTTTTTCGTTCCCTTACGATTGGTACTTTACTTGCAGCACCGCAGCCAACACTTCGGCTGTTTACATTACTCCCGGTGAGGGGCTATAATCTTTTACCCGTACTGATGCGGTTCATCAGGTGACTGGAAAGGTCAAAACCAAATGAGCGATAATGCTCCCAAACTAGCGGACACTCCCGCGCCGGAACAGGAAGTCACGGCAACTCCTGCGTCCGAATATGACAATTCTGCGCCGGAACCGATTGCTGCCGAAGCGGCCAAGACCTTCACACAGGAAGAACTGGACGCCATCGTCAGCAAGCGCCTCGCAAGAGAGCAACGGAAATGGGAACGCGAGCAGAAGTCCCGTGCTCCAGCACCCCCGCCCCCTCCGGCGGAACCGCTGAAGCCCGACGATTTCACCAACGCCCAGGCTTATGCCGACGCGATGGCCGAACGCAAGGCGCAGGAACTCCTCGCCAAACGCGAAGCCGAAGCGGAACAGGCCGCGATGCTCGAAGCCTATCAGGACCGTGAAGAGGACGCCCGGAACAAGTACGACGACTTTGAACAGGTCGCCTACAACCCGAAGCTCCCCGTCACGGAAACGATGGCGCAGACCATTCAGGCATCCGAGATCGGTCCCGACGTCATTTACTGGCTAGGGTCTAACCCCAAGGAAGCCGAACGGATTGCGCGTCTCAGCCCGCTTTTGCAGGCACGGGAAATCGGAAAGATTGAGGCCAAACTGGCCTCCAATCCTCCGGCCAAAAAGACCTCAACCGCCCCGGCGCCGATTGCTCCGGTGACAGCCCGTACCGCCTCCGGTACGCCTGCATACGACACCACCGACCCGCGCTCTGTGAAGAGCATGTCAACGTCGGAATGGATCGAGCAGGAACGGCTGCGCCAGATCAAGAAGTACGAGGCACAACGACGCAAATAACCCAAGGAAATCAAAGAAATGGGTAATTCACTTCTTACCATTGACATGATCACTCGGAAGGCGCTCGAAATCCTCGAGAACAATCTGGTGATCACCCGCAACGTCAACCGTCAGTACGACGACAGCTTCGCTGTCGAAGGCGCCAAGATCGGTTCGACCCTCCGCATCCGTCTGCCCGACCGCGCTCTGGTCACGGACGGCGCTGCCCTTCAGGTGCAGGACGACAACGAGCAGTTCACGACCCTGACGGTTGCTTCGCAGAAGCACATCGGCGTGAACTTCACGTCTGCCGAACTCACCATGCAGCTTGACGACTTCGCTGATCGTGTGCTCAAGCCGCGTATCTCGCAGCTTGCGTCCTCCATCGACGCTGACGTCGCCAACGCCTACAAGGGCATCTATAGCTCTGTCGGCACCCCCGGCACGACCCCGGCCACTTCGCTCGTCCTGCTTCAGGGCCAGCAGAAGCTGAACGAGTTCGCTGCCATGATGCCGAACCGCTACGCGACCGTGAACCCGGCCGCCAACGCTGGTCTGGTCGAAGGCATGAAGGGCCTCTTCAACCCGGTTGACACCATCTCCCGCCAGTTCCGCAACGGTCTGATGGGCGAGGGCGTGCTGGGCTACGAAGAGATCAACATGTCTCAGTCCATCCAGCAGTTCACGACTGGCTCGCGCTCCGGCACGATCACGGTCGATGGCACCATGACGGTGGAAGGCT